GCTGAAGCTCACACATCTAGACTTATGGAAGTTTTAGAAGTTGTTGGCGCTCTAGCTATTACTCTACCTGCTTTGGAAACTCCTGCACAAGTTGCTGCTCAAATTGTTCTATCATTGCGAGCTTTAACAACTGGTAGTCTTTGCGAACAAATTTTGTCTCAAGAAGATACTATTAAGTGGTGTAAGGATTTGTTTGGATACAATATTTTCGAGCAACAAGCAGCAATTTTTGGGGAAAAGATGCCTACTGGTGTTGAATGGTTAAGCAAGATTCCAGATCTTCGTGAGAATTGGGATGCTGTCCGTAATGCGCCAATGTTTGGAAAGATTTCTGCTCTAATTTCAGTAGCAGCTTCTGTTGGATTATGTTCTGTAACTAACCTCAAGTGGTCAGTTCAGGGTGTAGATCTTTTCCGTGTAGGTACTGTATCGAAACATAGTACAGCTATTGATTTAGTCGGAGCTGTTTTAGACACCGTTGTATATTTTATCGAAGGTGGTTACGAATGTTTCAAACAAAAATCCTTTAGTCCTTTGTTTTTTACTAATGATGACAGTAAAGTTTTAGATGAATTATATTTTCCTTTGTTGGAATTGCATGAACATGCTATGGTTTTTAATCTTCATGAAAAGAAAGTTATAATCAAGGGAGAGCTAAGAACAATTAATGACATTGAATATAGTCAATTATTGGACGAGGCTCTAGAATTATCTGAGAGATTATTTAAGTCTGCTAAAGGTACCTGGCAACAAGGGTATCTAGAGAAACGTATTGATGTTCTTCGCAAAAATCGTGCAGCTTACCAAGCTAAACGAATTGATGGTTCTATGCGTTTTGCTCCTTTTACTGTCTATGTATGGGGAGACTCTGGTCGTGGTAAAACTACTATTGCTCAAGTTGTAATGGCTGATTGTTTGGCAGCCTCAGGTGTTGATCCTGATACCAAAAATACTGCTATCATTAAGGAATCCGATAAATTTGACTCTTCTTTGAAGGGACATACCACAGGAATCTTTTTTGATGATCTTGGTAATACCAAATCCGATTTCTTGGATAAGGCACCT